TTTGAGAACGCTGTATCAAAAGTAGCGGAGTTTCATAATATCAATGTAATGGAATTTTTTGATTATGTTGACAAAGAAGTTTTAGAACAATTAGGAGAAAAATAAAATGGCACAAACATTTATTGTTAAAGGAGATATTGTTGCTAATCCATCAGGCAATACTATTGGTAGAGCTCAATTCGTAAGAATTACAGCAACTGCTGATGTTACAGGTACAATTTTGGATACAGACGATAATCAATTAGGTCAATTCTATTTAGAAAACGGTGATACCGTAATAATAGAAAAAGCACCAGGTGATAAAGTTACTTGCGCAACTTCAAACGCAAGTGCAGTAGGCTCACCAAGAAGTTAATTATGACTATATCAACTACAAAGTTGGTCGATAATAATTTTCATATTATTGTTAATTCAAATGGTATTGGAAGTGAAGAAGAACAAACTTTAGTTGATGTTGTTAATTCAAATGACGCTTCAAGTGAACCAAAAGTATCAATAGCGAATATCGCTTACGAGATACAAGGTACAGGAAACGTTACTGTGTTTTTTAAAAATGACACAGAAAAACAAGTAGTGTTATCAGGTCGTGGTAATTACGGTTTGAAACCTACTGAAGAAAAGATAAAAGATACAATAGGAGATATACTTCTATCAAGTGATTCTAATGTAACAAAATATAATGTTGTAATAGAAACACATAAAGAAACGGGATATAACTAATGGCAGATACAGTAACATCACAAACTATCGCTGACACATCAGGTGTTAAATTTGTAACTAAACTTACAAACTTTTCTGATGGTACAGGCGAAACTTTAGTTAAAAAAGTTGACGCTTCAGAACTTACTTTTATGACTGAAGATGGAAACAGAAAAATATCAAAGATATGGTATTCTATAAACACAAATAATAACAAAGCTGGAGTAGAGATTATATGGGATGGCGCTACAAATGCGAGTGCTTTATTCTTATCTGGTAATGGTTATTGGGATTTAAGAACTGCTGGAAACGAGATAGCGAACAATGCTACTACTCCTACTGGAGATATTTTACTATCAACAAAGAACTTTGTAACTGGTGATAATTACACGTTATTGATAGAGTTTAGGTAAAAAAGTTTATAAATATAAGACAAAGAGAGAGAACTATGAAATTAATTTCAGAAGAAGTCACATCAGCCGAATATCTTATAGAAGAAAAGAACGGCAAGAAAGAATACAAAATCAAAGGTGTATTCTTACAATCAAATATCAAAAATAGAAATGGAAGAGTCTATCCTAGAGAAATCCTAGTTAGAGAAGTGAACAGATATACAAAAGAATTTATCAATAAAAATAGAGCATTTGGTGAGTTAGGGCATCCTGACGGACCAACTGTTAACCTTGAAAGAGTGTGTCATATGGTAAAATCATTGACACCAGATGGTGATAATTTTATTGGTGAAGCGAAAATAATGGATACTCCATATGGTAAGATTGTTAAAGGTCTTATAGATGAGGGCGCTCAATTGGGTGTTTCAAGTCGAGGTATGGGTTCAATTATTAATAGAAACGGAATTAACTTTGTAAAAGATGACTTTTATCTTGCCACAGCGGCAGATATAGTTGCAGATCCATCGGCTCCTGACGCCTTCGTAGAGGGTATTATGGAGAGTAGAGAATGGATTTGGGACAGTGGTGTTCTTAAACAAGTTGAGATCGAATCTTGGAAAAAACAAATCCAAGAGGCAAAAAGAACTGTTTTAGAAGAAAAAAAACTAAACGTGTTCAAATCGTTTCTTACAAAACTGTAATCTTATAAATATCCAATACAAAGGAAATTTATAAACGTTTATAAAAATCAAAAGGAGATTTCTAATGGCCGAAACAGAAAAGAAAATTGAGGCGATGGAACAGGAAGCAGTAGTGGAAGCAATTAATCCACAAGCAGATGCTCCAAAAAAGAATGCTGTCGCGGCTGAACCTACTCATCTGAAAAATGATGCAGAAGATTTAGGCGCAGCTGTAGTTAAACCTACAGATAGCAATCCTGACGCCACAAAGAAAATAAGTCAAGTTTCTGGTGATCCTCAACAAAAAAGTCAAGGTAGTGCTGACGCAACACCAAAACTTAAAGAGGAAGACGAAACTGAGGCAGATAAGAAGAAATCAGAAGTTAAAGAAGGTGAGATGCCAAAAGCAGCTCTAGACGCTCTTAAAAAATCGCAAGATAAAAAAGAGATGTCACATGATGACGAAAAGAAAAAAGATATGAAAGAAGAATCTGAAGAAGATTTAATTGACGTATCTGCAGACGTTGAAGCTTTAACTAAAGATGAAGACTTATCTGAAGATTTCAAATCGAAGGCAGCGACAATCTTTGAAGCAGCAGTTAAATCAAAAATTAACGATGCTAAAAAGAAAATGCACGCTTCTTACGAGGAGAAGTTAAAAGAAGAAGTTGAAACTACGAAATCAGAGTTAGTAGAAAAAGTTGACTCGTATCTAAACTACATTGTAGAAGAATGGATGCAAGAAAACAAACTAGCTATTGAGCGTGGTATCAAAGGTGAAATTGCTGAGGACTTTATTAGCGGTCTTAAAAAATTATTTGAAGACCACTACATTGATGTTCCAGATGAAAAATATGATGTACTAGAAGATCAAGCTTCTAAAATCGAAGACCTTGAGAAAAAACTTAACGAACAAATCGAAAAGAATGTTGAACAGAACAAAGTAGTAGGCGAATTAAAAAGACAGGACATCATTGATGAAGCGTCTAAAGATTTAGCTGACACTGCAAAAGAGAAGTTTAACAAACTTGCTGAAGAAGTTGAGTTTTCAAATGAGGGTGATTTTAAAACTAAAGTATCTACTATTAAAGAAAGTTACTTTGGTGCGAAGAAAGAATCTTCAAATGATATAGATGATGTAGCGGTAGCAGGTGGATCTGACCAGATTGATCCGGCAGATTTATCGAATAGTATGGCTGCTTATACCGCCGCTATAAGTAAAACAAAAGACATTAAAATTGTCAAGTAAATATAGAGGGAGAAAAGTATAATGTACTTATCTGAAACTTACGAAAAAAAATGGCAGCCAGTCCTAGAGCATTCTGAATTACCAAAAATTCAGGATTCTTACAGACGTGCCGTTACTGCTACTATCTTGGAAAACCAAGAAAGAGCATCAAAAGAAGACGCTGCATTCTTATCAGAAGCTGCGCCTGCTAACGCAACTGGTTCTTCAGTAGCGAATTGGGATCCAATCCTTATTTCACTAGTTAGAAGAGCAATGCCTAATCTTATCGCTTACGATATCGCTGGTGTACAACCAATGACTGGTCCAACTGGACTTATCTTCGCAATGAGAAGCAGATATACAAGTCAAACTGGTGCTGAAGCATTCTTTGATGAAGCTGACACTGAATTTTCAAGCAGAAACGCTGCTGGTGATTCAACAGCTAACTCTGGTGCTGCTCAAACTGGTTCTAACCCAGGTTTATTAAATGATGACCCAAGCACAGCATACACAAGAGGCCAAGGTATGGCAACTGCTACTGCTGAAGCTTTAGGTGATTCTGCTAATAACTCTTTTGCTCAAATGGCTTTCTCAATTGAGAAATCAACTGTGACTGCTAAGTCAAGAGCTCTTAAAGCTGAGTACACTATGGAACTTGCACAAGACCTTAAAGCAATCCACGGTTTAGACGCTGAAACAGAATTGGCTAACATCCTATCTGCTGAAATCCTTGCGGAAATCAATAGAGAAGTTGTAAGAACAATTTACATCAACGCTGAAATCGGTGCATCTGACAACTCATCAACTCACATTGGTGCTGTTAGTGCTATCAACACAACTGCTGCTGGTATCTTTGATTTAGATACTGACTCAAACGGCAGATGGTCTGTTGAGAGATTCAAAGGCTTAATGTTCCAAGTTGAGAGAGAAGCAAACGTTATCGCTCAAAGAACAAGAAGAGGTAGAGGAAATATGATTATCTGTTCTTCAGATGTCGCTTCTGCACTTCAAATGGCTGGCGTGTTAGACTACACACCTGCTCTTAACAATAACCTAAACGTTGACGACACAGGTAATACTTTTGCTGGTGTATTAAACGGTAAATACAAAGTGTACATTGATCCATACAGTGCTAATAACTCTGCTGCTCAATACTTTGTTGTAGGTTACAAAGGTACTTCACCATATGACGCTGGTATATTCTACTGCCCATATGTACCTCTACAAATGGTAAGAGCTGTTGGTCAGGACACTTTCCAACCGAAAATTGGGTTTAAAACAAGATACGGCTTACAAGCAAATCCTTTTGCTGAAGCAGGCGTATCTGACAATGCTGTAATCAACGGTGCTGGTAATGCCAACGCTAACAGATACTACAGAAGAGTCAAAGTTGCGAACTTAATGTAATCCATTTTGGATAATTTATTAAAAGGCCGCCCTAAAAAAGCGGCCTTTTTTTATGCACTAAATATAGGACAACTATGAAAAATATCTTAATTCAATACCTTTTCATATTCATTTTATCATTAATTATGTTAGGTGTTTTTACTTGGGCAAATGCCTGTGAAGTAGAAGTAAAACAACAAGACTTACCAATATGTGAAGAATATCAAGTATCTACTGAAGAAAACCCTTGTAAAAAAGACGAAGTAAGTATGAGTACAATAGTGGATGCTTTAGAGAAACTAGGTG